TACCACTGCATCCAGCCCGGCGGCTACCTCGCGGTCCACACGGACTTCAACCGGTCCCCGGTCACGAACCGGTTCCGCCGGCTGAACTTCATCACCTACCTCAACGAGGGCTGGAACGACGAGGGCGGGCACCTCGAGCTGTGGGACGCGGACCAGCGTGTCGCGGACATCGCCCCGGAGTTCAACCGCACGGTGATCTTCGAGACCTCTGCCCGCTCCTGGCACGGCCACCCGGTGCCAGCGGGCCGGTGGCGGCGGAGCATCGCGGCGTACTTCTTCACTGAGGACCCGCCGCTTGACTACGTCGCCGACCAGGGCACGGTGTTCCATCCGGTCGCGGGCAATGCATCCTGAGGCCTTCGCTTACGTCGAGGCGCGGCGTAGCGACGAGAAGCTCGCGGTCCTGGAGATCGGTGGCCGGTGGATCAACGGCGGTGTCCGCTACCTGTTCCCCAACGCCGACCCGTACGTGTCGCTGGACATCGTCGAGGGTCCCCAGGTCGACATCGTCGCCAACGCGGCGACCTGGGTCCCGGACCGGGCCTACGACCTGGTCGTCTGCACCGAGGTGTTCGAGCACACCCCGGAGTGGCCGGCGATCCTGGCCACGATCGCGGCCGCGCTCCGGCCCGGTGGGCGGCTGATACTGACCATGGCGGGCCCTCAGCGGTCACCGCATGGCGCGGGCGGTGGCGGCTGGGACGGGGTCGAGCACTACGCGAACGTCTCCGCTGACGAGCTCGAGGCTGAGCTTGTCGGGGGCGGCTGGACCGACATCCAGGTCGACTACCTCTACCCGCCCGGCGACACGCGCGCGACAGCCTCGAGGGGGTAGCGATGTCGGTGCTCGACGTACCTTCGGCTAAAGCCCACCTCAACATCGCGGGCAACGCCAACGATGCCGAGCTCCAGGCGTTCATCGACGCCGCCGAGGCCGCGATCTCCACCAGGATCGGTCCGCTGGCAACGACAGCGGTCACCCGGCAGGTCCGCGGCGGTGGCACGGCCCTGGTGCTGCCGGTGACGCCGGCGATCAGCCTGACCTCGGTCACCCCGCTCGACGGCACCGCGCTCACCCTGGGCGACCTGTCCCTCGACACGGCGACCGGCATGGTCACCTACGCCGCCACCCACCAGGTGTTCTGGGCGCCCCGCTACACCGTGGTGTACCAAGCCGGCTGGGCGACGCTTCCTGGCGATCTGCTGCTTGCCGTCAAGGAGCTCGTCCGCCACCTCTGGGCCACCCAGCGCGGTGGCGCGACCCGTCCCGGCAGCAAGCCTTCGGAGACGCTGGCCAACACTCTGCCGGGGTCGGCGTACACGCTGCCCAACCGCGTCGAGCAGCTGCTGGCCCCCTACATCCGGACCGGCTTCTACTGATGGCCACGTCGGCGATCCCGGAGATCCTCGACACGCTGGTCCAGCTGGCGAAGGACACCCTCGACGACGTCATCATCACCGACGGGATCGGGCCCTCGGACGAGGTCGGCAAGTACCTGATGATCGGCGTCGACGACGTCGACGGCGACAGCTACTTCCCCTCGGCGGACTCGAGGCAGTCCTGGGCGAACATCGGGCACGTCGCGCGTGACGAGGTCGGTGACGTCACCTGCGCGGCGATGGCGTGGAACGGGCAGAACGACCCGAAGCAGGCGCGCGCCGACGTCTTCGGGCTGATCGGTGACCTCGAGGACGCCATCCGCGCCGACCCGACGCTCGGGATCCGCCCGCAGGTCCGGGCCGAGTTCGGCACGTCGGTCCAGCTGCGCCAGCTGCAGGACGAGTACGGCGCCTCGGCGACCGTCGTCTTCCAGATCCACTTCGAAGTACGCATCTGACACCCAACCAGGAGAAACCGATGTCCGAGCAGAAGACCGGCAAGGTCAAGAACATCAGCGGCGAGGATCTCGTCGCTGGCTGGCTCGGCGGCCGCCTGGTCGTCGATGGCCAGGCCGTCGAGGTCCCGCTCGACGACGTCTGGTCCTACACCCAGCAGTCCGGCACCTGGGAGCCGTTCGACAACGCGGCGAAGAAGGCGCACAAGGAGCACCTCGAGAACGCGCTCGATCGGGAGGCCGCCGAGCTGGCTGCGCTCGAGCCGGACCTCGAGGCCGAGGAACGTGCGGCCGCGGCCGCAGAGGAGTCGACCGCGCCCGCGGCCGGCCACACCGAGAACCAGGAGGGCTGACCCATGGTGACCGCATCCGGTCTCGGTGCCTCGTTCGGCATCGTCGACGAGTCCACGTACGGCGTTCTGCCGGGTTCGCCGACCTGGCGCTGGCACGACACCAAGGACAAGCTGCCCGACCTCGCACAGAAGAAGAACACGGCCCAGGGTGACGGTCTGATCGCCGGCCGGTTCGCGCCGCCGGCGTCGCGTCGTGTGATCACGACGCAGTTCGGCCAGATCGGGACCCTGCCGACCGAGATCCTCAACACCAAGATGGGGCTGCTCCTCAAGCACATCTTCGGTGGCGCGGTGACCCCGGTGCAGCAGGCCGCGACCACGGCGTACCTGCAGACCCACACCCTGGTCGACAACGTCGGCCGGTTCTTCTCGGCGCAGGCCCAGGTCCCGCAGACCGACGGCACCGTCAAGGCGTTCACCGGCCGCGGCGGCAAGATGACCTCGGCCGAGATCTCCTGCGAGGTCGACGGCCTGCTCATGCTCTCCGCGGCCGCGGACTTCCAGAAGGTCCTCGACACCGACACCGCCGGCGCGCCGTCGCCGGTAGTCGGGCAGTGGCCGTTCAACTTCAGCCAGATGAACGTCAAGCTCGCCGCCACCTACGGCAGCGAAGTGTCGGTCTCCGGCGTCCGGAAGGCGAGCTTCAAGCTCGACCGCGGCCAGGACACCGGGCGGTTCTACGGGGACGGGTCGGGTGGCTTCAAGAAGGAGCCGCTGATGAACGCGCTCCCGGGGCTGGGCGGGTCGCTCGACGTCGACTTCGTCGACAAGACGATCTTCGCCGACCGGTTCCGGGACGACACCACCGCGGCGTTGGTCCTGGAGTGGGTCGGGGCGACGGCGATCGCGTCGACGTTCTTCCCCACCTTCCGGCTGAAGTTCCCGGCGGTGAAGTTCGACGATGGCACCCCGACGGTCGACGACCGCGGCGTGGTGAAGACGACGTTCAACTATGTCGTGCTCGACGACCAGACCAACCCGCTGGTCACCTGCGAGTACATGAGCACCGACACGACGCTCTGACCGATGGCCTTCGGTCGCGACGCCGGCGTCAAGGGCGCGGAGAAGCTCGAGGCGCTGGGGAAGCGGTTCAAGGCCGCTGGCGGTCCGCCGCTGCGGCGCGAGCTGCTCCGCGGGATCCGCGAGTCGAACAAGCCGACCATCGCCAGGATCCGGGAGCGGGCGGACGACGAGCTTCCCCATTCGGGCGGCCTGGCCGAGCAGGTGGCAGGCAACCGGATCGCCACCCGGAGCCGCCTGAGCGGTAGGTCGGCCGGTGTGCGGATCACCATGACGGGCCGGATGAGCCTGTCCTCGCTGAACGCCGGCAGGCTTCGCCACCCGGTCTTCGGTAACCGCAGCGTCTGGGTGCAGCAGAGCGTCCCGGCGCACTGGTTCGACGACCCGGTCCGCGAGGACCTACCCCAGATCCGCCAGAAGATCGACGGGGTCATGAAGGACGTCGCCCGCAAGATCGAGAGAGGCTGACCCGTTGAAGTTCGTCTACACGCCCGACGGCGCCGAGAAGGCGTACGAGTGGGACTGGGCCCCGTTCGAGATGCCCTCGCCGGATGCCATCGAGATCGAGAAGCTGACGGGGATGCGGTTCCGGGTCTGGGCCGACGAGGTGGTCCAGGGCTCCATGCTCGCCACCCAGGCGTTCCTCTACCTGATGCTCCGCAAGGAGACGCCCGGGCTGCAGTGGGACCAGGTCCGATTCAGCTTCTCCGAGTGCAAGATCGTGCTCACCGACGAGGAGGTCGTCGGTCGGCTCAAGGACCTCGAGCGGCTCGCCCGCGCGAACGACCTGAGCGAGCAGGAAGGCCGGATGCTCGGCGCGCTGCGGGCCTCGGTGGCCACCGATGTGCAGCTGCGGATCAACGAGGCGCTCGACGCCGAGGAAGCGGAGGCGGCCGCCGCCGATGAGGCGCTGGACCCTTCGTCTACGCCGAGCGAGCCCGAGAGCGCGCCCGGCGACGAGAAGCCGGCGAAGTCGAGCCGCAAGAAGAGCTGACCTGGCAGCACAAGCGCGACCAGTACCTCTGGGACTTCGCGACGTACCTGCGCACCCCGCCTGACTCCTACGACCGGGTCAGCCTCAAGGACATCGACAGCGGGATCCGCCGGATCCAGATGCTGCGCGCCGCCGGAGCGCCACCACCGACGTGACGAGGAGGTGCTGTGTCCACCTCCGTCGACGTCGATGTCTACGCCCACGACCGGTCCGCCTCGAGCACGTTCAACCACGTCGGCAACGCCGCCACCCGCAACAGCGGCCTGGTCAAGCACTTCGGCGCCACCCTCGCCGGCGTCTTCACCGGGACCGCGCTCTACAACGGCGCGCGGGACCTGACTCGCCTCCTGATCGGCCAGACCGAGGCGGCCGCGGAGGACGAGCAGGGTCAGCGCCAGCTGGCGCTGCAGCTGCACAACAGCGCCGGAGCCAACAAGGCCGCCGACGCCGCCGCCGAGGACTGGATCACCACGATCGGCAAGCAGCTCGGCATCACCGACGACGAGCTCCGGCCGGCGCTGGCCCGGATGGTCGCGGCGACGCACGACGTGAGCGACGCCCAGGACGATGTGTCGCTGGCCATGGACGTCGCGGCCGGCCGGCACAAGTCGCTGCAGACCGTCGTCGAGGCCCTGTCCAAGGCCGAGCAGGGCAACACCTCCGGGCTGGGTCGGCTCGGTGTGGCCACCAAGGACGCCGCCGGCCACGCCCTGACCCTGGACCAGATCACCGGCAACCTGGCCAAGACCTACAAGGGCCAGGCGGCCGCGGCCGCGGACACCGCGGCAGGCAAGTACAAGATCGTCGACACCCAGTTCCACGAGCTCGGTGAGACCATCGGCTACTGGCTGCTCCCCAAGGCAGCGGACTTCGGCGCGTGGATCCTCGACGACGGTGTCCCGGCAGCCCAGGAGCTGGCGACGTGGCTCGGTGACGAGCTCGGCCCGACGGTGCGGGACATCGGTGGCTGGTTCTCCGACAACCAGGACGACATCGAGAACTTCGCGAAGACCGTCGGCACGGACGTCGTCGGTGGGCTGAAGACCATCGTCGACATCGGTGGCGACGTCGTCGGGTTCCTCGACGGCCTGCCCGGTCCGGTGAGGTCCCTGGGCATCGAGGCTGGCATCGCCGCCCTCGTCCTCCCGCGGCTTGCCGGCGGCCTCACCGCCGTGGGGTCGGCCGCTGTCTCCGCCAAGGTTGGTGTGTCCGGGTTCGTCACTGGCCTCAGCGACGCCGAGCGTCGGTCCGGGCTGCTGTCGAGGAGCCTGGTCAACGTCGCCGGAGTCGGCGGCATGGTCGCGCTCGAGGAGGGCACCCGCCGCGGCAACAAGCAGCTCGAGCTCCTCGGCTCCGGGCTGACCGGCGCGGCAGCCGGCGCCACGATCGGATCCGCGGTGTTCCCCGGGGTCGGCACTGCCATCGGTGCAGCGGGAGGGTTCGCCGCCGGTGCTGCCATCGACATGTACAAGCTGCACAAGCAGACCGACAGCGCAGCCGACTCCGCCGGTGACTCCAAGGTCAACTTTGACGACCTGAAGGCCAGCCTCAACCAGGTCACCGGAGCCGCGACCAAGGCCACCCGCGCGATGGTCCTGCAGAAGCTGCAGGAGGACGGGATCGCGACCTCAGCTGGCCAGCTGGGGATCGCCCAGTCGGATCTGATCAAGGCATCGCTGGGCAACAAGAACGCGATCGAGCGTGTGAACGACGCGTGGAAGCGGTCTGGTGACCTGCTCGAGGGGCTGACGAACCAGAAGGTCAGTGACTGGCTGTTCTCGATTCGCACGGGCATGGACCGGTCGCGGGCTGCGATCAAGGAGAACAACGCCGCTCTCGATGGGACCGACCGCTCGGCGAAGCGGGCGAACGACGCGTTGCGGACGGTCGGGGCGGTCAAGCCGCAGACCGACAAATGGTCGGCGCTGTTGATCGGCGACCTGAATCAAGCGGTCGGTCGAACCCACTCCAACGCCGATGACATCCGCCGGACCTTGGCCACGGAGCCGGGCAAGGCACGACCGGACCTGTCTGCCGTCCGCGGCACGCTGGCCTCCCAGCTGGCCGCCATGAACGGCGTGGTCTACGGCGATGCTCAGGCCGTGGGCCACCACATTCAATCAGGCGTGATGTCGGGTCTGTCGGGTCTGGGTGGGGCAGTCTTCGGGGCTGTCCAGCAGGCGATCGCCAACGGACTGGCTGCTGCGCATGCGGCTGGCGGGGGCGGCGGTGGCGGGGGCGGCGGCGGCAGTAAGGGCAGCGGCAAGGGCAGCGGCAGCGGAGGCACCAGCCAGCGGACGCTCGGCGACATCGTGGGCGACCGGCTCCGCGGCTCCGGCGGGGACACCTGGACAGGGCTCGGCGCCAACCAGCTGACGAACGCCGGTGCCAACCTGCTCGCCTCCCTGGTCAACGGGCTCGAGAAGGGCCGCAAGCCGCTCAACAAGGTCCTCGACGCGATCCACAAGGACGTCGAGCGGAAGCTCGCAGCCCGCGACCAGCTTCAGGCGCTGCACGACCAGCTCGCCGGCGGCTTCTCGGGGTTCCAGGCATCGGTCTTCAGCGTGCAGGGCACCGACCAGGGTCCGGTCACGCTCGATCAGCTGCTGGCCAAGGCCGCCTCGGAGAAGGCCACCGCCGCCCAGGTCGACCAGGACGTGCAGGCGCTGCTCAACGCCGGCGTCTCGCAGGACCTGATCCAGCAGCTGCAGTCCCAGGGTTCGAGCGGCATCGAGGCGCTGCACGCGCTGGCCGGAGCCAACGCCGACCAGATCAAGCAGATCGTCGACGACAACGCCGCCGCACAGGCGTCGTACGCCCACGCGGGCCAGGTGACCGCTGACAAGTTCACCGCCGCGCAGATCGCCGCGGTGAACCAGCAGCTGGCGATCGCGCAGGGCGTCGAGAAGACCGTCAAGAGCATCGCGGACCTGGTCGACCGGCTCGACAAGGTTGAGTTCATCCTGCACGGCAGCGACCTGGTCGCCTCGCTGGTGAAGGACAAGAAGAACAAGGGCAAGCAGTGACCGGTCT